ATGCTGACCGTAACAGATTATAATGATGTTATTTCAAATCCCCCGACGGAAAATATTGTTACGTTTGATATTTTTGATACCCTTCTTTACAGACGTTATCTGAATATTGAACAGGTTGTATCTCTTGTAAGTGCGTATGCCCTATCTGTATGGGGTAAGGCTGAACAGGAAGATCTGGCATGCATCAGTAATATGCGCTGGGCGACTATGACCGCCCTGAAAGGCAATCCTGATATCGGTGAAGAGCCAGCCCTTGCAGATGTCTGGACAACCCTTTCCTTACCCCGAACATCAGACCTGCAGGCAGCAAAGCAGGCTGGTCGCAGAATAGCGGAATTTGAATTTTCAATCGAGCGCCGCAATCTTGCTCCCGTACGAGGAAGTCAGGATGTACTGAAAACCTTGCAAAAAGCTGGCAAGCGCCTGGTTGCGATTTCAGATATGTATTTCACTCAGGCGCAGGTCAGGTGTTTCCTGCAGGATGCACAACTAGAATCGTTTTTTGAAAACGTATTTGTATCCGCGCATGAGCGCCTGACAAAACAGACGGGAAATCTATTTCGCCATGTGTGGTATGCACTGGATGTAAAACCTGAACAGACATGCCATATCGGGGATAATCCGATTTCAGACGTAGAACGCCCCATCGCGTTGGGTGGTAATGCGATCCACATACTTCATAATAAAAATATTGGCATTGAACCCGTTCAATACGGCAGGCGCTATGACATTCATCTCGAGATAGCTGATCTGTGCAAGGTATTTCTGTTCCAGATCATCTTTCAGGCTCAGCGCCTTGGTATTTCAAAAACATATTTTCTTGCGCGTGATGGCATCCTGTTTCGGGAAATTCTTGAAAAATGGATGCCTGACATACTGACCGACCATTTTACGGTGCTGGACAGCGAAGATCTCTTTCTTAACCGTAGCGGCACAAGTTGGTTGCGGTTTGATTTCAATGGTGACTGGCTTACGGAAGTCGTGGGTTACGTGTTTTTCCTGGCAGGTGGCAGGATAACCGGCACCGAGATTCGTTCCATGCTGGGCCTGGAAGACCTGCCGTCTCCACTGAATCTTGATACGGAATATGTGGCGGCTACTGACAGCGAACTGATTGTCAATGTCCTGCGTTCCACCGGGCAGGAAGAAGTCGTTAAAGACACTGTAAATGAAAAAAAGAAACAGGTTCGGGAATATCTGAACAGTATTGGGTTCTTTGATCATGAAAATGTTCAGATTGTAGACATCGGTTATTCCGGTACGGTCATCTGCAATATCAACAGGGATTTCCTGCTGCGAGATCTTGCAGATCACGGTATCCGGCCACCACGGCTTTATTTCCATTGCCTGGCATCCAATGCCTTTTTTGCACATAACGCCACGCAGGCGCAGCCTTATGGGGCTTTTATCAATGAATTATTATTGCCTTTTGGCGCTCTGCCTACTGAACTGTCGGATAGTTTTGCCTGGCTTGAATATTTTTTCAAACACCGGGCATTGGGGAGCTTTGAGGGCTACCGTAAAGTAGGTCAGGCTGTAGAACCCGTTTATACCCAGCGCTCTGATCCTGAATTCATATTTCCGGCTGACCGTGTACTTTCTGCCGTGGAACTACGCGATGATGATATTGTCCTATTATGGATGGCGGCAACGCATCATGCAACGGCACTGACTGACCCTCTGATTGCCCGGTTTGCTCATCCGGACATGACGACGATTGCCCAGATGGATGCGCCCGTTCATGAAACGGATGCAAGAAATACATCAGAACGCAGCATTGTCCTGACAGCGCCCGGTCTTTCACGCTGGGACCTTTATAATGCTGCCAAGAAAGGGGATTACTGGATACCCGGTTCACTTCTCAGTTCGAAAATGGCCGCTAGAGAGGAAGAGGCAGAAAAAGTCCACTCCTCACCGGATCAGGACCAAAGCAGGACTGCAACGAAATTCTGGCAAAAAAACCTCTCCCGTTTCTTCCCCCGATTCGATTTTGACGTATCGTTCTACAGGAAATTTTATCCCGATCTGGGCTATTTCCGGAACGATAGCGAACTTGCGGAGCATTATCGTAAATCAGGCCAGTCCGTGGGGCGTTGGGGCAGTCAGGCGGAGATGCTGGCTGCCTATGAAAAAAATGGCTGGCCTGTACCGGAAGGTTTCCGGGAAGGACATTATCATGATGAGGGTGTAGCCAGTCCGGCAGACCCATCATGGTTGGCAAGCCACCGATTTGTTGAAAAACACGGCAACAAAAACAGGTCAGGCAACCAGCAGGCCGAAACGCCCGCCATTCATCTCCCCGTTCCGGTGGCCATCGAGCAGTCTTTTGCTGAGGAAGTGGCGTGTGGGCAATTCCCGTTAACCCCGGCGGAACAGGAGCAGTATAAAGGGGGAAAACTGAATGCGACCGAGATCATTTTCCGCCGCTTCAACGTAATGCCCGGCCCATGGCTCAATGGATTTGATCTTTCAGGGTTTCGCTCCCTCAATTCTGCATGGTGTGGAGCGGTGGAGACACCCGCACAGGCATTGCTTGCGTTTCTGAGGAAAGGGATCAGCCAGTGCGCGCCCCTTTCCATCAATCAGGTTTTCGATCCCGCTTTTTATAAAGCCACTTATCTGCATGATCAGGATATTCCCGACGAAACCGCATACAGGGATTGGCTCAACCGTGGCGCTTTTTTGGGAGAATATCCATCAGAGCAGGCCCGTTTGGCGGCAGGTCGCAACCAACCATCCCTGAACCGTGAGCGCTCTGCTGTCAGCAAGGTGTTTTCTGCCTTTCTGGCCGAATGTGGGAAAAACTTGGCTACGGAACAGTTTACTACCGACCAGTGGGCAAATCGGGCACGGGATCAGTGGCAGAAAGGCAATGGGCCTGCAGGCGAAACCGCCATGCTCAACGCAGTGGGGCAGTCTCCTGAGCGTGCTGATCTGTGGAATGAGCTTGGCAATTTTTATCTGGAGCACAAGGAAGACCAGAAGGCGCTGGATGCGTTTGAGCGCGTCATTGCGACGCGGCACCCCAATCGCTGGGCTTTCATTCATGCCATGCGGCTGAATGCGTCGCGGGGCAATTACCTTCGAGCCTTCCAGCAACTCTGCGCCAGTGCCAGACCATGGAAAGAGGCGAAACTCTGGCGTGAGGAGCGGCAACACCTCTTCCAGTCGTGGTTTGATCACGAATATGCCCAGATAGCCGCAACGCCAAACGCGCAACGGGTTTTCCTGAACCGTCTGGTAGATAAAATGTCTACTGTCGGATTGCCTGATGCTCTGTCGCTTGGTCGGTCAGATGGCCCGGTTCTAGTATTGTACGGTCATGATGTTGCGCAACGTGTGCTGACGCACCAGTGGCTGGATGCAACTGGTCATGCTTCCCGCCGGGTCCAGATATTTTCCCGTAGCCAGACTGACCTGCTGGTTGAAAATCTACCTGGCGCTTCAGCGGTGATCTTCCATGACGTTGCACTTGATGCAAGTGTAATGGACGCAGCGCTTTATGCTGGATGTTATGGCATCCGCCGCGTATTCTGGGCCGGCGGCCTGGCAGTGGGAAGCGTTCTGGACGCGAAAGACGCATTGGGGCTTGGGCTGGATAACCTTCAGTTCAGCGAACCTGCTGCTAACGTGCCCCGCACCTGGCGCGATCTGACTCTGGCACTGCTGTGTGATGATGTCATCACCACCGTACCAGCATTGATACCCTCACTGCACGCGTTGGGGGTTAGGCCATCCCTGTTCGCCAGTGCCTTCGTGACAGCTCTGGGGGAAACCAATTTGCAGGAGTGGAAAGATCCTTCGCGTATTTTCATAAGATTTTCCCCCTCTACATCGGCAGGGGGCATGCAGCGGCACATGCTACCTTTCCTTGAAGGGTTACTGGAAAAGCATCCTGACCTTGTTCTGGTTGTTGAAGGTCTTGCTGAGGACATCATGCCTGAACCGTCTTTGGTCCACCGAGTGGAGCGGCAGGATGGTGTTCTGGGGGACAGCGCGCGGATGGCAATTCTGGCAGCTTCCTGTCTTGGTATTGATGTAGGTTACGCAGGGATGGATGCCCTTTGGGCGGCAGGGGCAACTGTTGCCACGCCCGTTGTGACTCTTGGCGATCTGAAGGATTTCGATGGTCCGGTTTCAGGTATTGTCAGTACACCAGAGCAGCTTGCTGCGTCTGTTGAGAGTCTCCAGATCGATCCTGAGAAGCGTGCTGTCCTGCTTGAGAATTGCTGTACCGCACTGAACAGGCTCAAGACATCAGACAAATTGGAAACGGGCCCCTTGCGGGAAGTGAGTGTGGGCAATCGTCCCCGGGTGCTGATAGTCAATCTCTTCGCGCCCCCCCAGACAATCGGAGGTGCAAGCCGTGTTGTAGAGGACAATCTCGATTTTTTCCTGAAACATGATAGCGGCATCGATTTTGCTGTTCTGGCAACGGATGACCTGAATGAAAGTCAGGGCGAAACACGTGTAGACAGTTGGCATGGCGTTCCCGTCTTCCGCATAGCGACACCCTATGAACCGAATATGTACTGGCGGCCGTATAATGCAGAGACTGAAGCCTATATGCATCGCGTTGTTCGGCTTCTACAACCAGACCTAGTGCATATTCATTGTCCCCAGCGACTGACCGTGGCGGTAAGCGATGTCTGTCGCGTCATGAATATCCCTTACATCGTGACCCTTCACGATTCGTGGTGGATTTCTGATTATCCGTTTTTGATCAAGGAAGATGGATCACCGGCAGGTGTGAATGTTCTTCCTGCCTCCCAGAGCTATTCACACCAGATCGGTTTACCACGAAGCGTTGAAAGGGCTATCCGTCTGCGTGATGCGCTGCATCATGCATCACGGCTGATCGGTGTTTCCCGATCCTATTCGGAAATGTACCGTCAACTCGGCTTTGATGTTATGACTGTCGAGAATGGTATTTCTGTGCCGACGGGTCTGAAACGTATTCCCGGAAAAGGCAATGTACGCCTTGGCCATTTTGGTGGCATGGAATGGCACAAGGGTGCCTACATTCTTGAGGAAGCATTGCGGGAAGGAAATTTCAGGAATCTTTCGCTGACAATCATGGATTTTACTCTGGAAGCCGGAGCAGAGATCAAGGAGATGTGGGGCACGACGCCTGTCACAATCCGTAGCAAGGTTCTGCCCAGTGAAATCGGGCAGCTTTATCGGGAGACAGATGTGGTTGTAGCGGCCTCGACCTGGCCTGAGAGTTATGGTCTGGTCGCTCGTGAAGGGGCTGCCCATGGCTGCTGGGTCATTGCCAACGCACAGGGGGCGATGGGAGAAGATATAGAACCGGGCGTAAACGGGTTTATTGTTGATACATCAACATCAGTCGGACTTGCAGCCGTACTGCAGACAATCAATGACAATGCTTCAGACTATACCCGGCCTCCAGCCATTCGTGCGCGATTAAGAACATCTAACGAACAAGGGCAGGATATGCTAAATATTTACAGGGATTTTCTGGGGCCTGTTTGGAATTGATTTTTCTAAAGGGCCGTGATGCGTTTCAAAGTTGAGATGGATCGCTTCATCCTGACGGATGCCCAATGGGCGAAAATAGAACCGCTATGCCTTGGCAAGAAGACGGATCGCGGACGTAGCGGGAAGGATAACCGCCTCTTTATCGAAACGGTCTTATGGATAGCGCGCACCGGGAGTCCGTGACGGGACCTGCCAACGTATTTCAGACATTGGAACCCGGTCTATTCCCGCTACAGTGACTGGATGAAAGCTGGTGTTTTCAAACGGCTTTTTGAATCTGTCTCTGACGATGCCGACATGGACTATGCGATGATTGACGGCACCACGGTGGTTCAGGTTCACCGCCACGGTCAGGGCGCAAAACAGGACCCCAAAGCCAGGCAACAGGACGCAGTGTGACAGGGTGATCGACCAGGATCATCGCCATGACCGATGCCCTGGGCAATCTGGTCCGCTTCACGCTCATCCCCGGACACGGTCGGCGTTGCACCCCTGCTCGAACCGGTGGATTTCGAGGGAATTCTTGCTGACAAGGCGTTTGACGTCCACTGGATCGTGGACGCCCTACACGCGCAAGGTGCCTGCGTGGTCATTCCCCAGCGCAAAAACCGCATCGACAGGCGCCCCTTCGATGGCGCCCTGCAAGGTACGCCATCTCATCGAGAACTTTTTCTGCAAGCTCAAGGAGTTCAAGCGTATCGCAATGCGAAGCGAGAAGACAGATAAATCCTTTGCAGCCATGATCTATCTCGTTGGCGCAGTCATCAATCCAAGATAATTCCAACGCGCCCTGGATAAAAATAACCAGAAGCTGCGGGCAGTATGACGGGTCATGGGTTGGACTTGTAACGCGGTTTTGTGGCGGTCAGGAAGTGATTACGCCGCCCTTGCTTTGAAAGCGAGGAGGCTGATGCCGCCCAGGTATGAATGGCGTCGGCGGGGATTGTAGAACCTATTGATATACTGGAAGATGGCGGTCGTAGCTGTCACCGGACAGTAGGAACTGAACCTAGAGGTTTGCCGGGACTACGTGGGATTTCCGGGGACACGGTGGGATGAGACGGTGGTTTCCTGCCGGGTGCGGCGATTGCAAGGGCCGCGATGTGGATAACTGGTGATGACAGACATAATGGAACTGCCCCCATGTTATCCACAGCATGAGACAGTAGGAATGGAACCTGACTGTCAACTCGGCAGGAGCCTTCTGAATGTCTCTTAGAACGCTCTTAGGACATCCCATGAAAGCGGACGATTACCCTTCCGATTATGCTGGTCGGATGATCTTCATCTGCCTGCCCCCACCGCACTGAGGCAAGCGGCACTTCTTCTGGCGGATAGATGGGATTGTCACTGGTAATTAAAAGAGTGCCTCCAGCCCGCACAGATAGACGCTTAACCAAGACAGCACCGTAGACATTCAGAACGAAAATCCCAAACAAATTATCTGACGGAGTGGTGTCAATAAAAAGACCATCTCCGCTAATAATTGTTGGTGTCATGCTGTCGCCAGTGGCGTGCATGGATAGAATATTATTCCCATGAACACCAAATGCAGAACCTAATACCGATCTAGGTATGAGAATAACATCTTTTGGTGCGTCTACATCGCATAATGTTCCAAAACCGGCAGAAGCATGAACGCTATAATACCGCACCGGAACTAAGTCCTGATCTTCAAAGCTGTCCGTCGGTGTGACTGTGGGTATTTCATTGGGCTTCTCTGGCCCTTCGCCTGTAGCGAGCCAATCCAGAGAGACGCCACAGGCTTTTGCAAGCGCAATCATCGCGCTTGCCTTCATGTCACGACCCGCGATGTAGTTATTCAAGGTGCCTAGGTTTATCTGCGCACGAATAGCCACTTGTGCATTTCCCCCAGCTCCCTTGACCGCCACCCGCAAACGTTCTGCGCGCTCTTTTACGGCCAAGTCCCTATCGTCGGGGTGGAAATCTTCAGACTCTGGCGACTGCTCGGGCATAGTGGCAAAATTTCTATTTAATTTCAGATGGATACACGTTTGTGAATGAACATTACCGATAATTTAGGTTTGAAACGCACGTTTGTAGTTTCTCGGAATACATATTTGTATATTCTCCGGCATGTCGTTCGTGGAGAAGTCTCCGAACGATGGTTGAAAAGAAAGGGCGGTTGCAGCCGCCCTGAATCGAGTTAGGAGTATGAGTATGGCACAGAAGCCATGCGGAATGCACGTGGAAGACATCAAGGCCGCACTGCGCCAGCAGTACGGCAGTCTTGTCAGCATTTCCCAGCAGTTGGGCCTGAACCCCAACGCCATTAGCGCAACCCTTTCCCGCCCCGGCTATTCCGTTAAGACGGAGCGGCGCATTGCCCAGCTTCTGGGCATGAAGCCCCATGAGCTTTTCCCTGATCGTTTCCATGTTGATGGCTCCCCGATTTCTTATGTCGTTGATCGGAAGCCTACCCGCCGCATACCGGCCAGTCTGCGTCAAAACGGAGTGGCGGCATGAACGTCAAAAAGATCAAGCTGGCGGATATTGATCCCCGGATTGAGGGGCGCATCCGTCCGATCAATAAAGGCTATGCCGAGATACTGGCAGGTAGCTTCAAGGAGCGCGGGCAGGATACCGCCATTGAAGTCCGACATGGATCGGGTGAGGAAGGCGCGCCCAAGTATATTCTGGTTGCCGGTGGCCACCGCTTTCGCGCGGCGGAACTGGCAGAATGGACCGACATCAACGCCAGCATCAGCAAGCTGAATGCCGATGAAGCACGGCTCAAGGAGATTGACGAAAACCTGCTGCGGCAGGAACTGGATGTGCTGTCGCGGGCGCGAAGCCTATATGAGCGGAAGGAGCTGTATCTCAAGCTGTATCCCGAAAAGCGGAACGGTGGCGACCGGGTATCTGACCAGTTTGCAACGGTTGCAAACTGCTCCGTCCCCCGCTTTGCAGTTGATGCCGCCGCCCGCATGGGCGTGAGCGAACGCACCGTGCATGGGTATATTTCCCTGTATCGCGCCCTTCAACCTGAAACGGTGAAGGCATTGCAGGGCACTACACTGGCCGACGACCGCGCGGAACTGCTGTATATCGGCAAGATCGAAAGCCCGATCGAGCAGGTTTCCATCGTCAAGAAGGCGCTGGAAGCCGAGAAAAAGCCATCTGAACTGGCCATTGACCCCACGCCCATCCCGACCGAAGCGATGTGGCTCAAGCTGGGCAAGAAAGAAGCCGCCCGCGTGTTGAAACTGGACCTGCCTGCGCGGCGTGTCCTGCTGGATGAACTGGTCAAGGCCAAGGTAATCACCCGCGATCAGATTGTTATGGAAGGTGCGGCATGACCCGGCATTCCGATACTCCACAGCAGCTTTCCCTGCTGGACTGGGTTCCGCCCAATCCAGTCGTGCGGTTCGATCCCAACCTGATCCGCGCCAACCAGTTCACATCGCGCCTGTCACGCGCCATTTCCGTGTCGCTGGAAACCTGCGGACGGTCGCGGGAGCAGATCGCGGCGGAAATGTCCGCGATGCTGGAAAAGCCGATCAGCATCAACATGCTGAATGCCTATGCCAGCGTGCAGCGTGAGGGTCACCAGATCAGCGTGCCCCGGTTTGATGCTCTGGTTTCCGCAACGCGGGACCGGCGGCTGCTGGAATTCATGGCGGAGCCGTTTGGCTGGGCCGTGATCGAACGGCGTTATCTGCCTGCCATCGAACTGGCGGCGGTTTCTGGGCATAAGAAAGAATTGACGCGGCGGGAAAATGCCCTGCGTCGGCAGGCCATGCGTGGGGGGAGTTGGTAATGGCAATGCGTGATCTCGATTGCGAGACATTGCAAAAAGCCATTCTCGCTGCATCCAAGAAATACGATGAGAATGGCCCTTATGATTATGACATCGTCAGACGTGCCGCCCTTCTAGTATTGCGAATGCATGAGCGCGGAGTTGGTCGCACTGTTGCTTTAAATACCTCTCTACGTCAGGGTCGCGACTATCAGGGAACAATTGATTCATTAAAGCAAAAATACTCGACTGTTCGCCGTCGAGAACGTTGTTTAAAAATTCTTCTGCTTCTAATTGCGATGGCATTTTTTGTGCTGCCTTACCAAGCAACTCTGCGACGAAATGCTGGAGGGAGGCAATCATGATGTGTGTTGCGTTAATAGGAGCAGACGCTTCCACCAAAGCATCTGTAACCCTATCAATAATCGGTGCTTTGCGCGTCTCGTCTGGCTCTTTTTTATCATATGCGACAACAAGCGCGGTGACGGCATTGTTCACCTTGTCAAAGACGCTTAAAATATCTTCTCTTTGCATGGCTTCCTCCATGGTTGTGTGCAAGCCCATGGTGGAGTGGGCGGTCCGAGTCTGGCAATTTACTGACCGGACCGCCGATTTCCGGCAGGTGGTGACATGCTGACGCGGGAATGGGCAACTGTCCGTGAAATGGCGGACATGGGATTGCCAGGCATTCCTGATGCGCGAGCAATCCAGGAGCGGGCCAACAAGGCAGGATGGAAGCGTCCCGAATGGCGCAACATCGCATGGCGTCCGCGCGAGGGTTCGGGCGGTGGTGTGGAATACCACTATCAGGTTCTGGATCGTGTCGCCCAGTTGGCGTGGGTCACGCGGTTTCAGGACATGTCCGAGGCCAATGAACGGGCACGCATTGCCGACGACGACCAGCGGTATGCCGAGGAATGGCGCTGGTTTGAGCAGAAGCACGAGGGGCAGAAGGCCAAAGCCCTGACGATCCTTGGCTATCTGGATCGCATCGAACGGCTGACCGATAGCGGCCTGTCGGTTGAGGAAGCAGTGCATGAGGTCCGTCTTGCGGCCAACCTGTCGCGCACCACGGTCATGAACTGGCGGCGTCGGGTGGCAGGCGTGCCGCGCCCCCACTGGCTTCCGTTTCTGGTCAGCAAATGCCAGGGCAATCCCGGCAGGCGCGCTCTGTGCGACGAGCGGGCGCTGGACATCTTCAAGTCGCTGTGGCTCCGGCCTGAAAAGCCGACCATTGCGGCCTGCTATGATGATCTGAAGCAGATCGCGAAAGCCGAGGGTCTGACCGTCCCCAGCCAGCGGACCTTTGCCCGCTGGATGAAGGGGCTGGACCCTATGGTCGTGACGCTGGCGCGTGGCGGCAGGGAAAGCCTGAAAGAGATGCTGCCAGCGCAGGAGCGTGACCGTTCCTACATGCATGCGCTGGAAGCGGTGAATGCCGATGGCCACAAGTGGGACATTTTCGTCCTGTGGCCGGACGGCACCATTGCGCGCCCCATGATGGCCTGCTGGCAGGATCTGTATTCCAACCTGATCCTGTCCTGGCGCATCGACAAGTCGGAGAATACCGACGTGATCCAGCTTGCGCTGGGTGACATGGTGGAGAAATGGGGCATCCCGAACGAGGCATATCTGGATAACGGCCGCGCCTTCGCATCCAAGCGCCTGACGGGCGGGGCAAAAACGCGGTTCCGGTTCAAGGTCACGGAAGACGAGATCAACGGCATCATGACCGTGCTGGGGATCAAGATTCACTGGACCCAGCCCTATTCCGGCAGGTCAAAGCCGATTGAGCGCGCCTTCGGGGATATGGAAAGCCGGATTTCCAAGGATGTGCGTTTTTCCGGTGCGTATGTGGGCAAGAACCCGCTGGCCAAGCCGGAGAACTACCGCTCCAGGGCGATCCCGCTTGAGGAGTTTCTCAAGATCGTCTCAGAGGGCATTCAGAAGCACAACGCGCGTCCCAACCGGAATACGGCGGTATGCGCCGGAAAAAAGAGCTTTCTGGATGCGTTCATGGAAAGCGTTGCGGTGCATCCGGTCAAGCGGGCAACGGAAGCGCAGCGGCATCTGTGGCTGCGTGCGGGGCATAAGGTTACGACCCACAAGAAGGACGGCTCCATCCAGTTCATGCGCAGTCGTTATTATGCGCCTTTCCTTGCGGAACATCTCGGGGAGCAGGTGGCGATCCGATACGACCCGCAAGACCTGACGCAGGACATCTATGTCTATTCACTGGCGAACGTCATGCTGGGGAAAGCATCGGTGGTGGGTTCTGTCCGGTTCAATAGCGTGGCGGATGCAGCGCAGACAGCGCAGGCCGGACGGCAAATCCAGAAGGCAAAGAAGATGCTTCTCGACGCGGAGCGGACGTTGTCACCATCCGATCTGGCGGACCTGATGAACAGGAGCGCGCCGGAACCGGAAGAAGACCTGCTGGAAACCAAGCTGGTGCGGCCCTTCCGCCCCGCGCCCATCACCCATGGCAATGCAGCCGTCGCCATTGATCTGGATGCGATTGAAGACGGCGAAGAAGAAGAACTGTCCAGCGTAGTAAAGCTGCGCCAGTTCATGCGGCAGCAGGCTTAATACCCTTCTAAAAGGCTCTTAAAACATGAATACAGTTGAAACCGACATTGCCCCTGTGGGCAGTGAACAGGATAACTCACCCTCTGGCACGCTGCGCACGCGGGTGCAGATGCAGATGGAGAGCGAAAGCCTGTCCATTAAGGCCGCTGCCACGGCATCGGGCATTGCCTATTCCACCCTCTCGGCATGGCTGAACAACAAATATGCGGGCGACAATGCCGCCGTGGATGCCAAGGCGGAACGCTGGTTGGAAAGCACCCGCACACGGTCGCATGTGCGCCAGGCATTGCCGCAGGAGCCGGGCTTTATCGAGACCCCCACCGCACAGATATGGATGAGCGTCTTTGAATACTGCCAGGGCGGCCCGGATATCGGCCTGATTACCGGGGATGCGGGCGTGGGCAAGACCATCGCTGCCAAGCACTACCGCGACAGCAACCCTAATGTCTGGATGATGACGGCCGACAGCTCCATGCGCAGCCCGACCGCCATCCTGCGCAAGCTGACCCGCCTTGTGGATACCAACGTGCAGCGCGGCCCCGGTATGATGGACAGCATTCTGGAGCGCGTGAGCGACACGCGCGGGCTGATCATTGTGGACGAAGCGCAGAACCTACAGACAGAGTCCATCGACCTGCTGCGTAAAATCTACGATCTGGCCGATATCGGTCTGGTGTTCATGGGCAACATGCCGCTGAAATCCCGCATTGAAGGCATGGGCCGACAGTCCAGCCATGCGCAGATATTCTCCCGCGTTGGCATGCGGAAAAACCGCGCGAAACCGCAGGTCAAGGACGTGCTGCCCATGCTGGATGCGTGGGGCATCCATGAACCCATCCTGCGCAAGGTGGGCCGCTGGATCGCCATGCAGCCGGGCGGCCTGCGTACGCTCAACAAGACGGTGCGCTACGCCTACATGCTGACGCGGGCCGATGACCGGCAGGAACTGGCCGAAACGGACCTGAAAGCATCGTGGAAAGAACTGACGGGCACGGAACTGCCGTCCTTCGCAGGGCGGGAGTGACCGGCATGGCCAAAGCAATACAGAGTCTGCCACCCGCAAGGCAGGAAGAGGAAATCTCCGACCTTTACAACCTGATCACCGACACGGTGGCCGTGATGGTCCAGATGGGGCCAGAAAGCCGCTCCCTGATCCGCGATTTTCTGGAAGGGCTGGACGAGAACCTGACCGTGGCGGACGTCAAGGCAGCGCTGGAGGCGGAGTGGGCATGATTATCCAGATTTCCCCCGGCGTGAAAGCGATCATCTGGCTGGCGCACAGATATGGGGCCGTAAAGCTGCGCAGTTGCGCCCATAAACTCATGTGGGAACCGGGCGACGGCTGCGCGCTGATCGACACCACGACGTACCAGACCAACGTGATGCAGCGGCGCGGCCTGATCCGGCTCAAGGACGGGTCCATGGATACCTTCGTCCTGACCGCGCTGGGGCAGAACAAGGCGGATGCCATGTGGTTTGAGCCGCCCCGCGTGCAGGAAACCCGCCGCACGTTGGGCAGCTACTGGCTAACAGCCGAGCAGATGCATGCCCTTAAGCCGTGGTTGCCTGCCCAGTTCGCACATCGCCGGAGTGATGACCGGCGTCTGCTGAGTGGCATCGTGCATGCCTTGCGCGAAAATCTGACATGGCGCGTGGTGTCTGGTGAATACGGCCCGGAACTCGCCCTGCGGCAGCGTTGGGCACAGTGGTGCCAGTCGGGCGCGATGGATAACGCTCTGGGCCACCTCTTTGAACCTGACGGGAACGGCCAGCTTCGGCTGGTGGTCACGACCGCCATGCTGCTGCGCCACCGCAGCGGAGCCAGCGCCATTGCGCGCGGATACCTCCCGACTTTTACCCCGATTGATGAAATGGAGGCTGCATGAGCGCCGCCTTGCACACGATTGTCCCGTCACGTCCCCCGCGTGTCGGCCCTGTCATCGTGATGGAAACCCTGCGTCGGGTCACGAAATACACCCGCTTCAATAATGCGGATGCTTTTGACCCGCTGCTGGAAGACCTGATCCTTTACCTGCGCGACATGCGCCGCGTCACGCCACCCCTGTGCGCGGCCCTGATTGCCCAGGGGCTGGACGTTCCGGCTGCCCACCCCAGCCACGACCGCCAGCAGGTCATCGTCACATTCTTCCGTTCCCTGCCGCCGCGCATGACCGCGCGCCTGATCCTGTCCGGCCTGGAGGGCCAGTAAATGTCGCACACCACCCCACTGGCGCAGCTGCGTCACAGCACTCACTCCATGCGGGAAACCGCGATCCGCATGCGGGAGATTAAAGACCCGCGCACCCTGACCGCCGCTGATTTCCGTGATCTGGGAGACTGGCTCATGCGCCAGTGCATCGAGATTGACGGGGCCATAGGCACCGCTGCCCTAGCCGGGCACCTGCCGCATCTGGGGCGTGTCGTGATTGAGGCTGAATTCCGGGAGGTCGGGGCATGACGGAGCAGGTCAGAATGCAGCCGAACGACTTCGGGGCAGTCCTGAAATCGGTCACCGATACCGCATCGGAAATCATGGCCGCCGGGCCGAAAGACCTGAATGACCTGCTTGCCGCCATGCAGGACGATTTGGAGGATGCAATCGACCGTATGGAAGCGGGGGATTACTGGCAGGCTGACAGATCCGCGCGCCGCTCGGCAGCCCATACATTGCTGATCGCCTCAGCGATCTACCGCATGGCCAGCAATGTGCCCGCAGCAGGGAAGTGTCACTGACATGACCTGCACCGCACATTGCGACAGGAATGGGGTCATCGGCTTTGCCGATGGCCTGCATTTCCCCGATGGCACGCTGCCCATCGCCTACGGAAAGCCCGGCGTGGTCCGGGGCGTGGTGGAAGTCCTTGCCCGCCATTCCCGCAAAGGCAGGCGTCTGCTGGTGCCCGGCATCCCCGAAGCCAGCAGCGACCATGAAGCCTTCTCCGCGCTCATGCGCTTCACCGCCACAGTCCTCACCCGCAACGCCAGCCTGCGCCGCTGGCCCATGAAATCCCCGAAAGGAACCCGCTCATGAGCACCACTATGCGCGTCACTGCGGCAGAACAGCAGACCTTGCCGGATATGCTTGAAAACCGTCACGGCGATCTGGTCCCGACAGTCCGCATCCGTGATGACATCGTGTTCCGTCACCAGACGGCAACGGCCCTGATCGCGGGCGCACAGGCCCTGCATGAGGCAATGCGCACCAGCAAAGAGCAGTTCTTTGCCGATGTGGACGCCTTCATTGACCTGACGCTGGAACGCTACAACGCCCGCCTGGGCGGCAGGCGCGGCGGCATCGTGATCACCAATTTTGGTGAGACCATGAAAATCGAGGTCTCGACCGCCGATTACCTGCGGGTGAACGAGGCCATTACCGCCGCCCAGGCATTGATGAACGAAGTGCTGGATGATGTGGGGGAAGGCGCGAATGATGATGTTCGCACCCTGCTGGCCAACGCCTTCGTGCGCGATGAAAAAACGGGCCGCCTCAATATCCAGCGCCTTCAGGAAACCCGGCGCGTCAAGCTGTCGCATCCCAAATGGCCGGACGTGCAGGCCGCCATTGCTGATTCCCTGGAATGGGCCGGGTCGCGCAGATACATTCGATTTCACGTGCGCAAGGACACGAATGCGCGGTGGGAACAGATCAACCTCAATTTTTCTTCGCTGTGAGGATCTGATGATCCAACTGACAGATGAAGAAATTGATCGGCTAGGGCTGCTGCCGTGCCCCTTTTGTGGGAGCAGGGCAGAAATTGAATGGTGGCACGGTGGTGCGCCAACAAAACAGATGGTCTCGTGTGGCGGCAATTCAAATGATGAACTGGTGTGTGAAGTATCGCCAATGGTAACGGGAGAAACTCCCGAAGAGGCTGCTGAACATTGGAACCGCCGCCATACAGAGCGGTCGGCACGAGTATGAATAATGCATGGCCCATAATCTGGACGTTTGCAGCCCTGCTGCTTCTGACCTGGAGCGTGCTGCATTTCTGCCTGTTGCACGACCCCAATTTCGATGACCCCGTTTAAGGTCTGTGGGGATTCACAAAGAGCTTGAGATATGATTCAAGCTCTGGATGGAACGTTTTGTGCTGACGGATGCCCAATGGGCGCAGATTGAACCTCACTGTCTTGGCAAACCGACTGATCCAGGACGGAGTGGTCGAAACAACCGCCTTTTTATGGAAGCAGTGCTGTGGATTGTAAGAACAGGCAGTCCCTGGCGTGACCTTCCTGCCGTATTTGGCAATTGGAGCACGGCCTTCCGTCGCTTCAGCGACTGGCGGAACGCTGATGTCTTCAAAAGGATTTTCGATGCCCTGTCTGGTGATCCGGACATGGAGTATGTCATGGTCGATGCAACGATCGTGAAAGTTCACCGTCATGGTCAGGGCGCAAAAGGGGGACTCAGAGTCAGGCCATAGGGCGCTCGAAAGGCGGCATGACGACGAAGATTCTCGCGCTGACGGATGCTCTGGGCAATCTGGTGCGCTTTCGCCTGATGCCCGGCCAGCGCTTTGACAGCGTGGACGTGCCACCGTTGATTGACGGTCTCGAATTCGACGCTTTCATCGCAGACAAGGCATTCGACAGCAACAGCATCATTGCTGATCTTGATGAAAGGGGCGCCACGGTTGTCATTTCCCAGCATCCGAGACGCTCAAAGCCACTGCCGCTGGATCGCGAAATATACAAATGGCGTCATCTGATCGAGAATTTCTTCTGTAAACTCAAGGAATTTAAACGTATCGCGATGCGGGCCGACAAAACAGACAAAAGCTTCAGCGCCATGATCTATCTCGTCGCAGCTTTCATTCATTCACGATGAATCCCCACAAACCTTACGCCAACTGCATAAGGGGGCTGCATAGCCCCCACGACTGCGAACTGCACATCCTCGACAAGCAGGCTGCCCGCAACAGGGCGCGGCAGATCGCGCAATCAGATACAGGGAGTAAGTAAATGCCCAGAACTGACCCGCAGCGCGGCGCGATCTACGCCAAGCTGCATATTGCCCGCAAGGAACTGGCATTGCCGGACGAAGCCTACCGCGACATCCTGTGCCGCATCACCGGCAAATCCAGTGCAAAGGATGCCACGACACCCGCGCTGGAACGGGTTCTGGCCCATTTCCGCACGCTGGGCTGGAAGCCGAAGAAAGGCAGCCTGTCCAGCAGCGACAAGCCGCATGTGCGCATGATCTACGCCGTGTGGCGGGACATGGCTTCGATGCTGGACAGCGGCGGCACGCGCGAAGCGCTGCGTGCATACGTCCAGCGGCAGACCGTGACGCCGGACCGTCCCGGCGGCATCACCGCCCCCGAATTCCTGGACGGCATGCAGGGGCGGAAGGTGATTGAGGGATTGAAACAGTGGAAAGCAAGGCTTGAGAGAGGCTTAAAATAGTCTTTCGCCACATCAGAATATCCATGACTACAGAAACCGCCCCTATCCGGGGCGGTTTTTTCGTTTACAGACAATACTGGATGCCTGTTTATAAAAGGGACGATTTCGCTTAATGATTACTGATGATAATCTGAACGCCCTGCGTGGCAAAATCCGTTCCATCGTCCGCCAGTCCGTGATTGCCGGACGGCACGCCACCAGCGGCGAGGATGCGGCGCGCATTCAGGACCAGATGGTGGCGGCAAGTGAAAGCACGATAATGCTGGATATTGTCGCCCTTCTGGCAAAGCATGATGGTAAAGAGGTGACATGAACATCCGGGCACCTGCAGAAATTGACTGGCTTGTATCGGCAGTCGGTGAAAAAGCAGTCTTCGTATTCGTTGAAAGCGAATGCGGGCGGACAATGTGGGTGCCCGCGCGTGCGGCTGGTAGCGCGCTGGAGGCACGGTATGGCAGCGAACTGGCGACAGCCGTATGCGCCCGCCACGCGCGCAGTTCTTTCCGCGTCCCCATGCTGAAGCGGTGGCGCATCCGCTGTCACCGGCTGGCGGGCATGATGGTTGCCGATATCGCCGCCCGCGTTGGTGTGTCAGAGCGTTACGTTTATGCCGTGCTATCGGGCGAACGCGGCAACGAGGCGAGAATTCGCCGCCCGGCACGTCCGGCAGATACCAGACAGATCAGCCTGTTCTGAGGCAATACATGCAGCAGTGCAGGCTGCATTGCCTCTCTCATGCGCGCGTATCGTCGCGGCATGCAGAGCAATTTCCAAACCATCACAGACTTTACGCAGGGCGAGGAAGGCCTTTACCAGCGCATCCGTAACGACGCCGGTAACTGGACCCTCGGTTCTGTCGGGCACGGCAACCTTGTCGGCACCATGCGGGGCATCTCCGCACCCGCAATGGTGCGCTGGATGGGCGGTGACCCCAGCAAGGTCACGGCTGCGACCATGCAGGGCATCGACATCCCGACGTTCCGCGCCATTGCCAGGGCATTCTACTGGCGTCCCCTGAATTGCGACCTGCTGCCTGCCGGTATCGACGCTGCCGTGTTTGATTTCGGATTCAATGCCGGTATCCGTGTGGCGGCGCGCCAGTTGCAGGCTGCTGCGGGCCTGAAAGGCGCGGAGGTTGACGGCGATATCGGCCCACGCACCATTTCCGCCGTGCTGGATGCGACTGCGGGCGGCAACACGCCGCGCCTGATCTCCTCCCTGTTTGATATGCAGACCGCATTCTACCGCCAGTGCCGCCTGTTTCCCGAATGCGGTGACGGCTGGATCGATCGCACGATCCGCCGCGAAACGCTGGCAAAGAATTTGGCACAGCATCCGGCAGTCCCGGCGGCATGACCCCGTTCGGTCGTGCGGGCGCGCGCGGCTGATTTGTGACCATACGGCGCGCACGCGGCGCTACACTTCACCCAGGAGGCCACAATGGCCATCAATGTTGCATCGCTCCTGCCGGGCATCTTCTCCGGCATCAATGCCCTGCTTGCCGCCAGCGCGGAAAACAAGCTGTCCACATACAACGCCGTGGCGCAGACCGCGATCAAGGCGGCCGTGACCCAAGTGGACGGTGGCGTTGACAGTCTCCAGACCGCATTCACCAAGTTCGAGGCGTCCAACCCGGTGGTTGCCCAGGCAATTGCCGAGTTCAAGTCTCTGGCGACGATCCTCGGACTGTTCGTGCCCACCGAGGAGGCGATCGTGACCCATGTTCAGGCCGCGATTACCGATCTGTCCGGCATTCTGGTGCCGCAGGCCACCACCACGACCACGGCGACCCCGGCCGCCTGATAATGCCGCAGATGACAGGGGCGGCCGCAGGCGTGTCGCCATGGATATTCCTGATGGTGGCCCTTGTCCTCTTACTGGCTGGCGCAATGATCTTTGATCGGTTGCGCTGGCTGGGGCAGCGGCATGATCAGCTGGAGCAGCGGTGTGACGGGATCGAGCGGACCCACGCTGAAGCCACGTCGCGCATGCAGCGGATGGAAACATCCGTGACCTCAATTGACGCGCGCCTGACGGAAATCCGGCAGGACGGAAAACGCAACACGGAAATGCTGCACGTCCTGATTACGGGTCACGTGGCGGCAAGCAAGGATTGAAAAAATGAGTGTCGCCACAGCCATTGTTGAGCACCGCCGTCTGAGCGTGCTGATGTCCGTCAAACAGCCCGGTGACGGCCGGATCAGCGATGAAATCCTGCTGCGCGTCCTGCGAGCGGATGGTTGCGCCATTGATTACGACATGCTGCGTGCGGATCTGTACTGGCTCCAGCAGCAGGGCTGCCTGCGGATCGAGAAACTGCCCACCGGCGTTGTGGGCGAGGAAGTCTGGGTGGCCGTGCTGACCCCGATTGGCGTGCGTGTGTGCGACGGCCTGCAGCACATCAACGGCATTGCCCGCACCATGGCGAAATGAGCCATGGTGCGTCCGTCTTCCATAGAGCGGCAGGATGAGGCGATCCGCGAGGAAATCGCCCGCCTGCGCGGCGCGGGGCACAGCCTGGACGAAATCCTGTCTGCCCTGCGCGAACTGGACGTCCATGATGTAAGCCGGTCCGCACTGGGTCGACACATCAAGAAGATGGATGAGGTCACCAAGAAGATGCGCCATGCACGCAATATCGCGGAAGCAATGGTGCGCAAGATGGGCGATGCTGGTGCCTCCCAGTTTGCCCGTGCCAACGTCGAACTGCTGCACAGCGTTATTCTGGATCTGCATCTGGCTGATGAAGGAATGGCCAACAAGGACGGTGTTGCTGCCCTGAAGGGCAACCCGCGCGGCATCGAGGCGCTGGCGAAAGCCCTCGACCATCTGACCAAGGCATCCAAAACAGACGCGGATTTCGTGGCGCAGATCGAGGAACAGACGGAAGAACGCCTGCGCAGGCGTGATAAGAAGAACCTGAAGAACGTCGCCAAGGAAAAAGGGCTGTCCAGGGAAGTCATCGAGATCATGCGCACGCGGGTTCTTGGCATCAAGTCATGAACGACCTGTCCGATAACGACCTGTCCGATCCGCTCCTGCCTTATCAGAAACGGGTGATTGAGGCCGTTGGCGTCAATGATGTCGTGGTGATCGAAAAGTCACGGCGGATCGGCATTTCGTGGGTTCTCAGCTGGCTGGCCGTCATGACCGCAGGTGCGGGAAAGTCGGCAGGCGGTATGGATGTCTTTTACATGGGTTATGAAAAGGACATGACGCGGCAGTTCATTGAGGACTGTGCAACCCATGCCGAAATACTGAACTTCGGGGCAAAGGCAGTAGGCGAAACCCTGTTCCACGACCCGGACAGGCCCGATGCGGACATCAAGGTGTTCCGGATCGACTTTGAGTCCGGATATGAAATCCTGTCCCTGCCATCCGTGCCGCGTGCATTCCGGTCCAAGCAGGGGTTGGTCATTCTGGATGAAGCCGCCTTTGTGGACGATCTGGAGGCGATGATTGACGCGGCCATGGCGCTGCTGATCTGGGGCGGCAAGGTGGTCATCCTGTCCACCCACAATGGTGATACCAATCCCTTCAACCAGCTGATCCACGATGTGCGCGCCGGGAAGTATATTGACGAGGTGACAGGGGAAAATTTTGTCCACCTGATGCGCATCACATTCAATGAAGCGGAAGCCGAAGGGCTGTTCCACAAGATATGCCAGCGCCAGGGCGACGTCTGGACGCAGGAAGCGGAAGATGCATGGCGTCGTCGCATTCTCAAGCAGTTCGGAAGCCGAGCCGATCAGGAACTGCATGTCGTCCCGTCCCCCAGCACTGGTGCGTTCATCCCGCGTATCCTGATTGAGGCACGGTCTCAGGATGATATCGAAATCGCGCGCTGGGAGTGCGACGCCAAGTTCACGATGCTGCCCGAGCATATCCGCAAGGCGGAATGTGAGGATTTCTGCCGTAACGTGCTGGCCCCGCTTCTGGTAGCACTGGACCAGACCTGTCCCCATGCGTTTGGCGAGGATTTTGCCCGTTCAGGGGATCTCACCGTTCTGTGGTTTCTGGCCATCCTGAGTAATCAGGTGCGCCGGACCGCCTTTGTTGTTGAACTGCGCAATGTTCCGTTTGAGCAGCAGAAGCAGATATTGTGGTTTATTCTGGATCGCCTGCCGCGCTTCCGCAGCGGCGCGATGGACAGCACCGGCAACGGCCAGTGGCTGGGGGAGGTCACCAGACAGCAATATGGTGAGCGGGTGCAGTGCATTCACCTGTCTGAGGGGTGGTATCGGGAAAACATGCCGCCGCTCAAGGGCGCGTTTGAAGACGAAAAGCTGCTGATTCCCAATGACCGTGACACGCATGACGACATCCGCGCCCTGACACTGGTACGCGGCGTGGCCCGCGTGCCCGAAAAACGGACAACCGGGGCGAACGGTAACCGGCACGGTGATGCTGCTGTGGCTCTGGCCCTGGCCTGGTTCGCCAGCAAGTCGGACCCGGCGATCTACGAATACACCCGCGCCCCATCCCCCCAGCAGATCGCCACAGGCGCTGGCCTGTCGCGCGATGACCGCGACGAACTGGAGGATGCAGGCGTAGCGGTGGGCAATCTTGGACTGAGAGGAAGCGTGTAATGGATGATGTTTCGTGGGGCGTCGTCGGTGGGTGCGTGCTCGCCGTATGTGCTGCGGCGGGAACGCTGATTTACCTGTCGCGCAAGGCGCAGACGGCCGCGACAGAGACCCAGCTGGTCAATACCGAGACCAAGGTCGTGGCGACCGAACAGGCAATGGCGCAGGCCCAGACCGATGCGCCTGCGACCGATGTTGCGCTGACCGCCCGCCTGGACGGGGGCACGTTCTGATGGCGCGCTGGTATCCCCCGCGCATCCGCCGCGCCCGTGCCGTCGCGCACGATAATGCCTTGCAGGGGCTGCCATGTCCGGCGTGGAAAACACAGCTGCCGCCCCAGTCAGCCGCGCGCGAAACCACGATGATTGTCGCGGGATGCACATCGGTCCGCCTGCACGGCAACGGCGTGATCGAGATCACGGGTGACCTGACCGTCGAAGGAAAAATCTGATGTGCCCTGCCAATAAGAAATATGCCCTCTGGGTCATATCCGCACTGGGTGTTCTGGCGCTGCTCGCCATGACGGGCTGCGCCAGTCGGCCCGATCGTGTCGTCTGCCCCACTCTTACGACCTATTCAGCGGCCGATCAGAAGGCTCTGAGCAGCGAACTGGCAGCCGATCCGAATGCGCCCACCCTGCATCGGGCCATGCGCGATTATGAAGGGCTGCGCGACCAGGTGCGTGCCTGCGAGAAAGCGGCAGACTGACATGGCGACGCTTCTTGACCAGTATGGAAAGCCCATCCGCACGGCTACCCTGACGGAAGAAGTATCCGGCGCACGCATGGTTGGGCTGCGCCCGGCCGTGGTGCCTACCGAGATCGGGCCGCTGTCGCCTGAACTGATCGGGCAGACCCTGCGCGCGGCCGACCAGGGCGACAGCCTGATGTGGCAGATACTGGCCGAGGAAATCGAGCGTCGTGATCCCCATTACCTGAGCGTTCTGAACACGCGGAAGCTGGCGATTTCCCAGCTGCCCATCACGGTCACACCTGCCAGCAGCGACGCGGTGCATGTGAAGCATGCCGATTTTGTCCGGGGCTGGGTGGAGCGCGGCATCCTGCGCCGGTCGCTTTATGACCAGATGGATGCGCTGGCCAAGGGCTTTTCCGTCCATGAAATGGAATGGAACATGGAGGCGGGAAACTACTGGCCTGCCGAACTGACATTCCGGCCGCAACGCTGGTTCGATATCAGCATGCAGGATGGCGAGACCATCATGATCCGCGACGACTGCGCCACCCCGGCGCTGCCGTCCGTTCCCGATGGCATCCCGCAGCCGGCCTTTCGTGATATGCCCCCGTACAAGTTCGTCACGCACCGCCATGCCGCCTGGTCGGGCCTGACCATCCGGGGCGGCCTGACGCGCGCGGCCATCTGGCTGGTGATGTTCAAGCTGTTCACCAACCGCGACTGGGCGCTGTTCGTCCAGAATTACGGTCTGCCCATGCGGGTTGGCAAATATACCCGTGACGCGAGCGAGAATGACCGCAAGATTCTCCTGCGCGCGGTATCCGATATCGCAGGGGGTGCTGGCTGCACCATTCCTGATTCGATGCAGATCGAGTTTCCGGAGCCGAAAACCGCGTCCAGTGCCAGCGATATTCATGAACGGCGATTCCGTATCCTGAACGAGGAACTGAGCAAGCTGGTGCTGGGCCAGACCGGCACGACGGAAAGCAAGCAGGGTGCACATGCATCGGGGCAGGTCCACCGGCAGGTGCAGGAGGATATCGAGCGCGCCGACACGTTCTGGCTGTCCCATACCGCGACCACCCAGTGCGCGGTCCCGATGGTGGCGCTGTCGTATGGTCCGCAGGATGCGTATCCGGTCATTACGATCGGCCGACCGGACGAAGCACCGTTCGATGATGTCATCAAGGCGCTGCAGTTTGGCGGCCCGCAGGGACTGAAAATCCGTTGCCAGGATATTTACGACCGACTGGGCCTGACCCCGCCCGAGGACGGGGACGCGGTCTGCGGCATCATTGCACAACCCCAGCCCGTGGAACCGGCGCATGTCCTGCCTGCTCAGGACCGTGTGCCGCAGGACATGCCCGCGCGCGTTCCCACCCCCACCACACAGAGCCCGCAGGAGCCGGATCAGCAGAACACGCTCCATGCCGTCCTGGGCCGTCTGGTCGCACGCCACGCGCGCGAGGAACCGCATGTTCTGGCCCTGCTGACCAACAGCCTGGCGCATGCGGCCCAGCCCGTTCTGGATGACATGATCATACCCGTGCGGCGCGCGCTGATGGCGGCAAAAGACATGGCCGAATTCCGCCAGCGTCTGGACGGCCTGAAGCTGTCGCCCGCCGCATTCGCCCAGGCGATGGCGCAGGGCATGGCAGCGGCCAACCTTGCGGGCGAGCTGATGGTATTGGACGAGATCGGCCGCGACCCGGCAGGTCATGCCTGACAGCGTAGCCGAGGCCGCGCGCCTTCCGCCCAGCGAGGCGCTGGCCTTCTTTCGCCAGAAGCTGAATGTACCGACCACGCACTGGACCGATCTGTGGCAGCAGGCGCATGCGCGCGGATTCATGGTGGCAGGTGCCGCAGAACAGGCGTTATTGGCGGACCTGCGCAAGGCTGTGGATCAGGCGATTGCGGGCAGGCTGACCATTCAGGAGTTTCGCAAGGAATTCGATGGCATTGTCGTCCGGCATGGCTGGGCGCACACGGGAGGGCCGGGTTGGCGGTCGGACCTGATTTTCAACGTCAACGTGTCGATGGCCAACGCGGCCGGACGGTACGCCCGTATGACCACGCCAGAGGCGCTGGAGATGTATCCCTACTGGATGTATCGCCATAACGCCTGCCAGCATCCGCGCCCGCTGCATCTGGCGTGGGATGGCACGCTCCTGCCAGCCAACGACCCGTGGTTCGATACTCACTTTGCCCCCAATGGCTGGCGCTGCCACTGCGAGATCGTGCCCGTGTCGCGCTGGATGATGCGCAAGCGGGAGTGGAGTGTGTCGGAACGACCGGCGCTCGACCTGCGGCCGTGGCGCAATCCCTGCACGGGTCAGGTGATCGAGGTGCCCGCCGGGATTGACCCCGGTTTCGCCTATAATCCGGGCAAGGCGTGGCAGGCGGGCCAGATGCCCGACATTGGCCCGACCCTGCGCCCAGGGCGCATGCCGCCTGCAACGGATGCCGGTCCCGCGCAACCCACGCCGGGCGTCACACCGACAATGCCGGTTCCGGCCGAGCATTCCGACCAGGCGCGACAGGCCGCGATTGTCCGGTTGCTGGAGCACCCAGTCGGTGTTGTGGACGCGGGAGAACTGCCGGATCATGTGCGTCAGGCGCTGGGTGCAAAGACGTCCCGTGTCCTGCTATCCGGCGCAACGGTTGAAAAGCAGATCCTCCACCATCCGGAACTGACAGTGAATGATTACCGGCAGGTGCCCCATGTTCTGTCGCACCCCACAGTTTCTGCACACAGCCGACAGCGGCATGTGATGCTGCTGTCGCATGCGGGACATCTGTATCGGGCCGTGGTGAAGGTAACAGGCGATGGGGAGGAAAATTTCCTTCAGTCGTTCCACCGCACCACAGCGGAGAAAGCGCGCTCGGCACTGTCGAAGATGCAGATATTCTCTGGTAGCCTGGATGATCTGGAAGCAGATGCGGGAGATGGGGAAAACGACGCGCCGGGGGGGCCTCCCGGCAACCCCCCATAGCGATCCCGCCACAAGGGCGGTCCTACGGCTGGGAGAATAGCACCGTGTCACGGCGCGTCGCATCACGATCATAACCCAAGGGAGAAAGGTTTTCCATGACAGTTTTCAGTGTTGGGCAGGACATGGCCGGGATCAGGGATGGCCTGACGCGGATGGCAGCGGTTGGACGCAACCCGCACAGGCTTCTGGAGGCAATTGGGCTGGGACTGGAGACCAGCACGCGCGAGCGTATGCGTGATGGCGTGGACCCTGATGGCGTGAAGTGGGAGAGCTACGCCCCCCTGAATCCGCTGTATGAGCAGGGAAAGAAAGGCTCCGGCATCCTGCTCGGACCGGATCTTCATCTTTACAACAGCATCCGGTCGGGCGTGGACGGGAATGCCGTTGTTGTAGGAACGGATGTGAAATACGGCCGTGTCCACCAGTACGGCGCGATCATCCAGCCCAAAAAGGAATTGCAACTGTCGTTCATGATGGGTGGTGTCCTGGTCCATGCGTCCAGCGTGCATATTCCGGCACGCCCGTATCTCGGCTTTTCCGGCGAGGATCGGGAGATGGTGGTGGGGCAGCTGGAGGACGTGTATCGCAGCGCAATCCGGCGCTGATGCCGTTTGCAGACGGCTTCTGGATTTTAAGAGGCGCATAAGAGGCTTTAAGAGGGGGCAGGATTGATTTTGCCCCCTACCTGCGCATGATCGGGCGTATCTGCCCCCATACGTGCCTGTGCGGCGAAATATGGGCCGATCTGTAATCGAGCCCAGTCATCCCTGATCGGAACCACCCTGCAGTAGTGCAGGATGCACGACCGCGCTGCCACGCGCGATGTTCGGTTCCGATGAACAGGTCAACTTCATATCACATGATGCAGTTGCCCCAGACGGGTGGCGCGCCGGACTGGATACACCTCCTTCCGGCGGGTCGCTTTGCGGGCAAGGACGGTCGCGGCCCCTATACCACGCCGCGCAATCCGGCGGCGCTCATGGCGGCCAGCATGCGCGCGGCTGGTGGCAAGCTGACGCTGGATGAAAACCATTCCACCGATATTGCCGCCAAGATCGGCCTGCCCAGTCCCGCCATGGGCTGGATCACGGAACTGCAGCCCCGTGCTGATGGCGTCTGGGGTCGGGTTGAATGGAATGCGACCGGGCACAGTGCGATGGACAACCGGTCCTATCGCGGGGTCAGCCCGGTTTTTGACCACGACGCGCAGGGCACTGTGACGCTGATCAGGCGTGCCGCCCTGACCAACGACCCCAACCTGCTCGACCTTCACACCCTACATCACAGACAGGAGACGAGGATGGACCTCGCAGAACTGGCGCGCCGCCTCGGGCTTCCCGAAACGGCGACGCAGGCTGACGTCGATCGCGCGCTGGACGCCGCGCGGGCGGCCAGCGCCACAAGCACTTCCCTGCATTCCAGCCTGGGCACGCTGGTCGGTCTGGGTGCCGATGCGGGCACCGATGCCATTCTGGCTGCCGTGCGCGCCAGCGTGGAAGGCGGCCAGGCCAATACCCAGCGCATGCAGGCCATGGAAACGCAGTTGACCGAACTGCGCCAGCAGGGTGCAAGGCGCGATGCCGAGACGGCGGTGGATGCTGCAGCGCGTGACGGCCGGGTCATCAGCGCCAACCTGCGCACCGAACTGGTCAGCCTTCATGCGGCCAATCCAGAAATGGCCATGCGCATCATCAATGGCCTGCCCAAGCTGCCGCAGGGGCAGATGGTCCGGCACTCCAATGGTGACCGCTCCACCACCGTGGACCTGAACGGTGCGGACGCTACGGCCGTGGCCAAGATGGACGCGGCTTTCGGGGTGACCGAGGCAGACATCCAGCAGTTTGGAGGCAGTCATGGCGCTGTCTGATGACCGGGCGCTGGACCGCATCCGCTGCGGCGCACGCCCTGAGTTCCCGCTGTCCGTCGCTGTAGGGTTCTGCGTTTATCGCGGGGCCATTACCGCAGTCTGCCAGGACGGCACGGCCGTTCCGGCTGGTAGCGCCAACACGCCGTCCCCCCTCGTGGCGATCATGGGCATTGCCCGTGGGCGTCAGGACAATTCCGGCACGTCGCAGGTCTATGGCGACCAGAGCGGTCCCGGTCCCGCGTGGATCGAAAAGGACGCGTTCGCACTGCCGTTCGATACGGCCCCCACATGGGCCAATGTCGGGGCACCCGTTTACGCCGTCGACGATGAAACGGTGTCCCTCACCGAAACTCCCGAAGGCGGCACCGCGCGTCTTCAGGTCGGCACGTTGTCTGGCCTGGACGAAAACGACCAGCCCTTCGTCCTGATCCAGTAAGGCACCGACATGGAAATCAACGCAGGCAACATCAACGCGCTGACCACGCGCATCAATGTGGCGTTCAACAAGCGCCTGTCGGTCGTCGCCCCGACCTATCAGAAGTTCTCGATGGTCATCCCGTCTACCAGCGGGAGCAATTTCTACCCACGCCTGGCTGAACTGCCGGGTCTGCGTGAGTGGAAGGGATCGCGCGTTGTCCACCGCCTGAGTGTGGGTGGGCGCATGCAGATCATCAACCGGAAGTTCGAGGAAACCCTCTCGATCTCCCGCGATGACCTGGACGATGACGATTACGGCATGCTGATGCCAGTGGTCGAGGAACTGGGATCGGATGCCGGTTCCCTGCCTGACAAGCTGGTCTACCAGCAGTTGGGCAAAGGCCGGACCGAACTGTGCATGGACGGCCAGCCCTATTTCGACAAGGACCACCCGGCCTACGACAGCAACGGAGATCTGTTCTCGTACGCCAATTTCGGTACGATCGCGGTTGGCGAGCAGGCCCAGCCGTGGTGGTACGTGTTCGATACCTCGCGTGCGCTCAAACCCATCATCTTTCAGCCGCGCCGCCCGTTCTCAATTGTCGCCAAAACCCAGCTGACCGCCGGGAACGTCTTCAATGATGACGAGTTCGTCTGGGGCACGGACGGCCGGTGTGCTGCGGGCTTCGGCTTCCACATGTTCGCGTACTGCACCAACCGGCCGCCCACGGCGGACGTGTTCAATTCGATCGTGGGCGCGATGGCGTCGCAGTGCCGTCGGGACGGGTCGCCCTATGGCGTCAGCCCCAAGCTGGTCGTGGGGCCGAAGAACATGGAAGGCCCGCTGCGCACGCTGCTGAAAAGCACGCTGGTTCCGGTCCTGGCACCGGACGGCAAGACATGGGTGCCCGGCACCAACGTCTGGGCCGATTACTGCGACCTGCTGGTCGCGGACCGTCTGCCGCAGGCCGTGGGGAACTAACCGATGTCCGCAAAATCCACAGCAACCCAGAATGCGAAGGCCGGGACGGCCGACACGGAAGCCACTGGCGGTGTCGTCGAGCATCTGGTCGAGAAGTTCGACGAGGTGATGGATGCCGAGGCGAAAGCCGCCAAGGCGCAGGCCGTATCGTCGCAGGTGGTCCTGCTGTCGAAAGGACACGCGCGCAGCGTGCCCAATGACAGCCTGATCATCGTATGCCGTGAGCCGGGTTTCCGGCGTGCGGGCATCGCCCACCCGGCGGTCAAGGTCTATGCGGCCGATCGCTTCGATGCGGAGCAGCTGGCGATGCTGGTGGCTGAACCGATGCTGGAAGTGATCGGGGTCCAGGAATGAGCCAGTACGCCCAGTTGGCGGACATGCGCGAGGCGTTCGGTGATGAGGAACTGGTTCTGGTCACCACGCCGGAAGGGCAGCCCCGCGAGACCATTGATGTCAGCCGGGTGAACACGGAACTGGTGACGGCATCGGCCGAGATCGACAGCTACCTGCGCCAGCGTTACCAGATGCCCATCAATGGCACCGATCCGATGATCGCCCGTGTGTGCTGCGATATCGCGCGCTGGCGGCTGTGGAACCGCTCCGATGTCGAGCCGTCCAATGCCGTACGCGGGGGCTACAAGGATGCGGTTGCCTGGCTGAAGGCGGTCAATGTCGGGAACGTCACGCTGGATGGCGAGATCGCCATCAATGTGGGCACCGACTTTTCCAACTTCGTAGCCCGGCGGCCCGCTTTCGTGGGGCGCGGTCCATGAGGCCGCGCGAGTTCAGTGCCGACCAGTGCCCCGGCGAACGCCTGCGCGATGGCGGCCCGCTGCTGGAGGCATGGAATGGCCTGCGTGCGCTGCTGGTGCCCTATTTTCCGGAAAGCCTGTTCAAATACCGGATCGTGCAGCCGCGCATGACCCCGCAACGGTGGCAGGAAATCTCCGCCGTCGCACCGATGATTGGCATATCGTGGGCGGGATGGACACCCGGCACCGACCGTGGCGGCCGCCAGTTCCGGGGCGATGCATCGTTCCCCGTCTTCCTGCTGGTCAAGACGGTCCGCCCCGATGACCTGATCCTGGGCACAGACAAGATGCCCGGCGCGATGGGAGTGGCAGCCACTGCTGTCCATGCCCTGAACGGCAGGAAGATCAGGGGCGGCACGGTGCGGGTCCGGTCGGTCAGCAATCTGGAATCCTGCGACTGGATCAACGATCGCACGGCGATCGTGACGATGAATGTTGCAGTCGAGAACCTGGCCTTTAACGAGCGATACCTGGCGGCTGACATGCCCACGCTGACCAGACTGGAAGGCACATGGACGTTCACCCCCGGCGATGGCGTGGTCGAGGACGTCGTTTTCGATACGGAAAGCAGATCATCATGAGCAAGACCCTGAACGTCGTGCCGAAACCGGGCACGATCATCCGCGATGCGAAGGGCCGCGACATGGGCAACGGCCCGTTCGAGGTTGACCTGTCGGATCACTACTGGCGACGGCTGCGCAAGTGGGGGGACGTCATGACCCCTGATGAAGTCACGGCAGCAGCCGAGAAAGCGAAAGCAGCAGCGACGGCCGTAGCGCCCACTGCTCCCGCGAAACCTGCAACACCGGGAGCCAAGGAATGAGTGTCCTGACCCAGATTCCCGATAACTGGAACGTCCCCGGCTCCAATGCCGAGGTGGTGGCGATCCGCACGGGCACCACGCTGACGGCCATGCCGCTGCGCATTCTGGTCATCGGGCAGCTGTCCGGCGGGCTGGTGCAGCCACTGGTCCCGGTCCCCGTGACGGACCCGTCACAGCCGCCCGCACTGTTTGGCCCAGGCACGCGGCTGGCCCGTGCCGTGGTCAAGCTGCTGAACGCAGCGCCCTATGCCCAGATCGACGTCATTGGCGTGGCCCCGGTGCAGGATGCGCTGGCCGCCACGGCCAGCGTGCTGCCGGTGGGAACCGCCACGGGCGCTGGCACCTTTGCCGTTATGCTGGGTGGCGTGCGCATTCCTGTCACCGTGCCGTCCGGCACCACGGCCGCACAGGCACAGGCAGCGCTGATCGCGGCGCTGGCCACCGTGACCGATGCCGCGAACATGGTGACCATGACGGCCGACGCCGCCACGGCCACCGTGAATGTGGCGCTGAAGGAAAAGGGAGCCGAAGGCAACAACATCGACCTGCGCGTGAGTTCCGCCCTGGCGGATCAGGTGCCGGGCCTGTCCTTTACCGTAACGCCGTTCTCTGGCGGCGGCGGCGCGCCGGATATCGAGGACGCGCTCGATGCCGTATCCAACACATGGTACACGGATATCTTTCTTGGCCTGACCGATACCCCGAACCTGACCGAGTTCACGGCGGAACTGACCCGGCGGTATGGCGCGATGGTGCGCAAGGATGCCCACGGCTATATCGGTTTCCGTGGCTCGTACGCCGATACGCTGACCCTGCTGCAGGGACTGAACTGCCCGTATCTGTGCGTGTTGCCCGCCAACAATCCAAGATGGTCGCCGTGGGAAGCAGCCGCGGTGTTCTGTGGCATTGCAGCCCAGGCATCCAATAATGACCCCGCGCGCCAGCTGCGTGATCTGGTGCTGACCGGACTGGAGGCCCTTGGCCCCGACGATGGCGACCTGTTTACCGAGGAAATGCGCAACGTCATCCTTGGACAGGGCGGCACGACCTTCAACGTGGGACAGGATGGAACCGTCACGCTGGAGCGGGCGATGACGTCCTACAAGACCAACGCCAATGACCTGCCGGATACGGCGTGGCAGGACATCATGACGGTCAAGACCGCGACACGGGTGCGCTACGAGTTCCGGACCTATACCGGCAGCGGATGGGCCACCTACAAGCTGGCGGATGACGGGTCGCCGCTGTCCAGGGCTGATGGTGTGATCACGCCGTCGATCGCGAAGGCGGAGTGGATCGCCCAGTGCAAGATCTACGAGGCGAATGGCTGGATCGAGAATGTCGATACCCTGGGCCCGCAGGCGGTGTTCTGGCGCGATCCGGAGAACCGGAACCGCATGCTCTACACGGCCCCCATTCAGGTCATTGGCAGCCTGATCCGCCTGGACGGCCAGATTCAGGTTGAGGTGTAAAAATGGCAGCTATTGCAAACGACGTCATCGGTATCGTCGCAATCTATGTGGGCACCCAGCAGATGGACTGCGTTGAAGGCAGTTCCATCCAGTTGCCCGGCCGCAAGAACAACCGTGTCCTGACCGGCATGAAGACCCGGCGCGCCGGGGCCTATGAGGGGGGCATTGTCAAGGCGACGCCCGTGGTAGGGACCGGGGACAACGTGACCAGCATGTTCGACACGGTGCGCCGTGGTCCCATGCAGGTGGTCTGCGACACCGGGCAGGTGTTCTCGATTTCGGATGCATTCCTAGAACAGAAACCCACCACCGCGGACAACGGCGGCAAGTCGCCCGCCACATGGTATTTCGACATCTACACGGAGCATACAGCCAGTGCATAAACATGATGACATGCCCGGTTTTACGCCGGAAGCAGGCGGCCAGTCCGCGCAGGATGCGGCAGGAACATTCCTGACGGAAGCCGTTGCCGCAGGCCTTGAGCCCGCCGGTCGCGGTTTCCCGCAGCGCGCACTGAAGGGGGAAAACGGGGCCGTGATCCTGCCGCTGCTGACCCCTGCGAAGCAGACCACCAAGGGGCCGGGAGACGCTGTATCCGAGCATTTCGTGGACCAGCTGGTGTTCCAGCCGCTGAAGGGCAGGCAGATCCGTGAAGCGCAGGCACGCAAGCGCGATGAAGGCAGCTTCATCCTGAGCCTGATGCAGGTTTCCTCGGGCCAGCATGGGCCGGTGGGTGCGATGCTGTTTGACGACCTGGACGGCCCCGACTTTATGGCGGCACAGGTCATCGTGAGCGTTTTTATCAATCCTGGCCTGTAAACTGGCCGGTCATCATGACCTCCCTGGCGCATTACCTGCATTTTCCCATGGCGGACCTGTGGGCAATGACATGGGAGGACATGCGGTTCTGGTCCGATAACCTGCGGGAACTTTTTGCCCAGCAGGCCGGGCAGCAGGGGTGAGGCGCTGACATGGATGGCCAGTTAACCGCATCACTACGGCTTACACTGCAGGATGATGCGGCCCCGGAATTCGACAGGCTGATCGCGACCGTTGACCGGCTGGAAGCGACGCTGGACCGCCTGGCCGGGGCCATTGATCCGCTGGCGGCCATGCTGGCCCCCATTACCCGCGCCACGGCAGGTGCAGAGGCGCTTGAGAAAGCCCTGAAAGGCACCGCAGGCTCCGCCAGAGCTGCTGGCGAGGCGGGGGAAGCCATGGGCGCGGAAGTGGCCGAGAGCGCCACCCGTGCCACGACCGCCCTGCGCGGTTTCGAGGAAATGCTGGACAGCATTGCCACCGCCGAAGGAACGGTGAGCGCGGCCAGCAGCGTCATGGGCGACAGCCTGATCGATGTCATCGTGCGCGGGGCCGAGCCACTGGGCGAGGCGCTGGATGCGGCCGGTGTCCAGGGTCAGGTCATGGGCGACGAGATTGCCGGTGGTGCCGCGCGTGCCACCACCGCCATGGATGGCCTGCTGGCCCGCGTGCGGCAGGTGCGCGAGCAGATGGCAGGCATGGCGGCGGGTGTCCGTGATGGCGCGATCGGCGGAGCATTCGGTGGCGTGCGTGAGGCGGCTTCCGGGTTCTCGGGCAGCCTGCAGGCCGCCATGCACCACGGTATGACGGCCGCCATGGCGACGGTCGGCATGCTGGAGCCGATCCACGCGGCAGCGGAATACGATAACACGCTGGTGCATATTGGCATTGGCAACGAACTGCATGGAGAAGCCAACCGGGCGTTCGTGGTGGCCTACGGTCGCCAGCTGGATGCCCTGGCGCGTGATACCGGCCAGCGCGGCACTGATCTGGCAGAGGCAGCCGGGTTCTATAACCGAGAAGGTTACAGCGCCGATCGCGTCAACGCGGTCATGCCCACAACCGCACATATCGCCACAGCGTATAATGCCGCGCCGGATGCTGTGGCCCGCAGCGCATTCGCACTGCAGGAGAGTCTGGGCATCACGGACAAGCAGCTGGGCGGTGCTCTGGCATCGGTTGCTCTGGCTGGAAAATCCGCTGATCTCCCGTTTGAAAAGCTGGCCCCATTGCTACCGCAGGCGGCCGCTACGGCTGGTGTGTTTGGCATGCATGGGCGCGGCGGGGTCGATGACCTTGCATCCGCGCTGGCCGTTGTGCGCAAATCGACAGGTTATGACAGCGAAGCCGTGACCGACGTGAAGCAGTTGCTGGTCGATCTTAATCAGGGCCACACAGCGCAGCGTTTCCAGCATTACGGCGTTGACATGTTCAGCGAGGAAGAAAAAGCCCGGCACAACGGGACTGATCCGCTACTGGCCATGATGAACATCATCAAGCGGGTGACCAAGAATGGCACCGATGCCAAAGCTATGGGCGACCTGTTTCGAAACCATGATTCGTTCGTCGGTGCTGCAGCCCTTCTGCGGCACTGGGACCAGTATTCCCAGATTCACGAACGGACATCGGGAGCCAATCAATCCGTTATTGATGAGGATTTCAGCACCGGCATCGGTTCGACCCAGATACGCCTGCAGGCGTTCGAGGAAACGTTGAGCCAGCTCAACCGCCGCATCGGTGAAGGGTTCGTGCCGACGCTCGACCTGATGACCGAAGCCCTCAAGGGGGTCATCGCGGGCTGGGACTGGCTGGATCAGCATGTGCCGGGGGTCACCAGCTTCCTGACCGGCACGATCGGGGCGGTGCTGGGGCTGACGGCGGCGTTTTCTGCCCTGCGGGTTGTAGGTGGCCCGGCGCGCGCCGCGATCAGCCTGCTGCTGTCGCCCATACGGTCGGTCATCGGCCTGTCGCGTACCATGGCGACTGTTATGGGGCTGGGGCGTGTTGCCACGATCGGGCTGGGTGGAGTGTTTCTGGCCGTGGCGGCTGTCGTTGTTGCCGCCGTGGCGGATATCGCCATGCACTGGGACCGCTTTTCAGGACTGTTCCATACCGTGGGTCATGGGATGATGGAGGAACTGCGGGGCCTGGGCAATTTTGTGGCCGGGGTATTCACCGGCGACTGGAGCCGGGCCATGCGCGGCATCGGTCAGGCCATGCGCGGATTTGGCAGCGGGTTCTCCGGCGAGTTCGGCATCGTCCGGCAACTGTTCATGGATTTCATCCACTGGCTGGATGGCTGGACCGGCGGCCTGCCGTCACGGATGCTGGCCAGCCTGAGCGCGGAATGGCATGTCCTGACGGACGGCCTCAGTGCTCAACTGGGCAAGCTGGAGCAGACATTTGACAATTCATGGGTTGGCCAGCATCTCGGCTTTGGCCAGCAGGTAGCGGCATCGCATCCGGTTGCTGGTGCTCCTGCGCTGGTGCCTGCACCGGCGGCTCCTGTTCCCGCGCCCCACGCTGGCGCGCCGATCGCGGGCGGTGCTGCACTGGGGCTGCATGTCACGGCTGATCGCGGGCTGCAGGTCCACCAGACGGCGGGGCCTGCCAATGCCATGACCATAGCCCAGCCCAATCGCGGCCGGATGGTAGCGCGGCCATGAGCCTGTTCGATATTGGATCGTCGCTGGGAAGCGGGTTTTCCGCATCCCCCTTGGGCGGCCTGTCGGATATCGGGGCGCTTGGGGATCTGGCGACTTCGCTGATAGGGGCGACGCTGGCCGAGGCCAGTTTCCGGGGCGTCACGTTCTCGATGCCTGTATCGGAAGAAGAGTCCGGCCGCCGCGTCGTGCAGATGTGGTTCCCCGGTGTGGACGCATTCGCGTTACAGGACACCGGTGCGTTCGACGGCCCCATGCGTATCCGGGGCATGATCGCGGGCGATGACTACATGCTGCGCACCCTGCGGCTGCGGCAGGCATCCATGCAGGCTGGTCCGGGCACACTGGTCCATCCGTGGTGGGGTGAACTGAAGGTTCGCGTCCTTCAGCCGCTGAAGATCAGCCTGGACGAAAACCAGCTCGGAATCTGCAGTTTCGAGATGGTGGTGGTGCGAGAGCCGGTCACGGCCACCACGCTCGATACGCTGACAGCGCTTCTGGTGCAGGCTGATGTCCTGGTAGATGGCGTGACCCTGCTGATGCGTGACCTGCTGGCTCCCATCGTGCTGCCGCTGTCCATCGCCACGGCGCTGAACAATTCCGTATCCCAGATTGCCGGTATCTGGAGCAGTCTGACCGCCAGTGCGCCGGAACCGCTATCAGCGGCTGCTGCCGCTCCGATTGCCCGGCTGGCGGCCGGCTTGCCTGAACCACTTTCCAATACTGGCACCACATATGCGGACAGTGTGACGGATGCCTTGGCTGGAGTGCCGGTCGCTATTGCAGATGCGGTGGCGGCCAGCACACCTGCTATCGCTCCGTCCGGCGCGTCGACCGTGGCGACGGCAGACGCGGACAGCACGGCAGTTGATCCGCGCACGGCCACAACACTGCTGCTGTCGGCTGCTGCCGCCATCGGCACGGCAGGGGCCACGTTGGCATCAGGTCCGGGCGCTGCGGGTGCGCTGGCCATTGCGGTCTGTGCCCGTGCCGTCACGCTGTCGCAGGCGCTGGCAACGGCGGCGGCCATTTCCTACACCAGCCAGTCCGATGCGCTGGCCATGCGCGATACGCTGGTACAGGCCATGGACGGGCTGGGCGCGGATATCGTGGTCGCCGCGTCCGGTGCCAATGTGCCGACTGCGGGCGCAGGTTCCGTGCTGCCTGCCGCATTCTCCCCCGGCGCGGCCGCGTCTCTTGCCGCAGCATCAGGGCTGGCCCTGTCGGGTGTATCGCTGCCGGGATCGCTGCTGACCCTGATGGCGGCGGCAACAGGCGCGCGTGCGGCAATCGTGGCGGATATATCATCCCGTCTGGGCCGGTTGCCTGCAGTGGTCACCGTTACCGTGCCGCGCGCCCTGAGCGCCTGGGCACTGGCCTACGCGCTGGCAGGCGACACCGTAGAAAACGTGGTGCCAATGCTGACCGATTTGGTGGACCGTAACCTGATCGCCAATCCGGCCATGATTGCGGCCGGAAGCGTGGAAGTCCTGGAGCAGGCATCATGAGCGATACCATTTCCGTCCACGGTTCGCGGCGGCCCATGACCGTTCTGGTCAACGGGACGCCGCTGGTCGAATATACCGAAGCCGAGTGCGGCCGTGACCTGATGGATATCGCGGGATCGTTCCGTGTCTCCTATTTTCCCCGTGCATCGCTGGCCCCGTTTGGCCCGGCCACGCCGGTTTCCCAGACCGCGATCGCGGAAGCATCCCGCATCACCGAACACGATACGGTCGAGGTTCGGGTGCATGGCCAGACGGTCCTGAAGGGATCTGTCGATGACGTGCAGATCCGTGTTGATGGCGACCGGTTTCAGGCCGCGATTTCCGGCCGGGACGTGACTGGCGACATGGTGGACTGCCACGCCAATCCCACCGGGCCGGGAGAATACCGGCAGATCACGCTGGCCAATCTGGTCCAGTCAATCGCAAGCCCGTTCGGTATTGCGGTCACCACGGATGTGGATATTGGCGCGCCATTCACTCTGGTCGCGCTGGAACCGGCCGAGACGGCCATGGCGGCAATCGAGCGGCATTCCCGCCAGCGCGGCATTCTGGTCACGTCCGACGGCGTGGGTGGCGTCGTGCTGACCACATCGGGCCGCACCCGCGCGCCGGACGCGCTCCGCCTGCCGGGGAATGTGCACGCGATGGAAGCGCGGGTTTCGTCACGCGGGCTGTTTTCGGACGTGTGGGTCAAAGGGGCGTTCAAGAGCCTCTCAAGACCCTCCAAAGCGCCCCTTCAGGCCGGATCAGCACCGCTGTCGGAACTCCTGTCCAGCGACGCGAATGGCTCCGATCCGGCCCAGCAGGAAGCAGCGGCGATCCTGCGCTGGGGGCATTCCATCAACCCGGCGGTGCGGCGCTACCGACCGCGCGTGTGGCTGGCGGCAACCCAGAGCGGCGGATCAGCGGCAACGCAGCAGAGCGCCAATCCGGTAGACCCGAATACGACCACCGGAGCCCCGGCGGCAGGCGCGTACCGTGCCGGTTCCCATAAGCCGCGCCGCAAGGCCATGAAGCCCCGCAGCGACAGCAGCCCCTGGACCCTGCAGGACCAGGCGGAATGGAGAATGCGCTCCACCCGCGCGGGCGCGTCCATGCGTGTCTATTCGGTCAGGGGCCTGAAGGCGTCGGGCGGCCTGTGGCTGCCCAACCAGTTGGTGCTGGTTCAGGATAATTATCTGGGCATTGATGCCGACATGCTGATCGGTGCCGTAACGTGGGTGGACGGCCAGGACGGATATCGCACCCGAATTTCCGTGGTGGACCCCGATTCATTTGACCTGACTGGCGATGATGACACGCACCACAACGGCCTGCGCCGCACCCGGCGGGGGCGCGCGTTTGATGGGTCATCCAGCACAAGGACCGGATCATGAGTGCAGACGGGCATGGTTATGACCACATCGTCATGCAGTTGCGGAGCCTGGCAACCCGCGCCGTGGTGCAGGCCATTGATGACACGGGGGCCAACCAGTCCGTGACCGTGGCGGCCCACGCCGGGCGCACGCGCAGCCAGGTGCCGGTGCATCAGCAGTTTGGGCTGTCGTCTCATGCGCCGGTCAAGGGCGCGGTAGCCCCGATCGTGGCACTGGGCGGTGATCCGTCCGATCTGGTGGCGCTGCCTCCTGCCAATCCGTCCCTATCCCGCGTGGGCGGTCTGGCTGAAGGCGAGACGGTTCTTTACGATGCCATAGGCCAGCAGGTTTACCTGCAGGACGGCAAGATCGTGCGGATCGTCGCTGCAACCGAGATGACGGTGGAAATCGGTGGCAAGACGCTGCTGGATATCACGCCGCAGGGGGCCACGCTGAATGTGGACCTGCAGGTCAATGGCAAGATAGCAGCCACCGGAGATGTGACGGCTGGCAATATCAGCGTGCAAAAACATCCGCACGATGGCGTCCAGCCCGGATCGGGCATAACGGGCGCGCCGCAGCCTTAACCATTCTCACCCTGCAGTAGTGCAGGATGCACGGATGAGATCGCGCGCGCGATCCTGCCCGGCATGGCGACAGTTCCGTTCCAGAATATCCAGATGGCCTACACCCCGGCATTGCGGGCATGTGACGTGGTGGTTTCCCCGACCGTTGCCGGTCGGGGGCGCATTGCCATTGACCGCACCGGGGCCACGCCGGTCCTGCTGGCGATGGGGACTGACCGACGGGCGCGTGACGATGATCGCATTCCTGGCACGCTGAACGGGGTCGCTCCCGGCAGGATCATGGCTGCGCGGGGCTGGCCTGGGGATATTTTCCTGACAGGCGGCGTGCGCATGGGCTCGCGGCTGTGGCTTCTGGAAGACGCCAAGCAGGATGATGCTGCCCGGCTGGCCGCAGGCCGCTACATAGCAGAGCCAATGGCTGACCTGTCCACGTTTTACGGGACCGAGATCGGCAGCGGGGCGTCATTCACCGCGCGCGGCCGGGTGCAGGTCACGGCAACGCTTCCGGCCGGAACGGTCACAGCCCCCGTGCAGCAGTCATGACGCTCTCCATTCCGCTGCCGCAAACCCTGTTTGACAGATTCTGCACCGCGCTGGACGGCATGAAATTTACCGCCAGCGACGGCACGACCGTCCAGCTGGATGCGCGCGCCCCCAACACGCTGGAAAACGTGCTGGCGGCCGTGCACGCTATGGGCCTGTTCGGGCTGTATCTGACGCTGCAGTCCCTGGCCAAGGAATTGATGGTCACCACGGCCACCGAAAAAGGGCTGTTGTCTCAGCACGCGATCATGTGGGGCATTCCACGCAATCCGGCTGCTGCGGCCGTCGGCTACGTTCTGGCAACGGCATCGGTCGAGACGATTGTGCCGCAGGGTACGGAATTCACGGTCGATGGCACCAGCCGCTGGATCACAACAGCAGCCGTGACTGTCCTGGCTGGATCGAATGGCACGCCCATTCCTGTCACGGCCGAGAGCACCGGCACGGCTGGCAATCTCACTGCTGGTACCACCGTCACCATGGTTTCCCCTATTACCGGGATCACGTCCGTCACGGTTGATGCGGACGGACTGGCTGGCGGCGCGGATATCGAGGACGTCGAGAACTGGCGCAGCCGGATCATCGACCGTATCCGCAACCCCGCATCGGGCGGCAGCGAAGCTGATTACGAACGGTGGGCCAAGGATGCGGGCGCGCCATATTTCAATGTCGTGCCGGGCTGGGTCGGCTCCAACACCATTGGCATCATCGTCGCGATGCCGGGGCCAACCGTGCCTACGGTCGCGCAGCTGGCCATGATCAAGTCCTATATCGACCAGCAGCGCCCGGTTCGTGGGAATATCGTGGTGGTGGCGGCCGAGATCATGCCCCAGACGCCCACGATTTCCCTTAATCCAGATACTGCCAACGCCCGCACGTTGGTCCAGGCAGCCGTATCCGCCTACTACGCTGTCCAGACGATTGGCGGGTGGCTGTATAAATCGCAGCTGTCTGATGCGATCTCGTCCGTATCCGGCGAAACCAGTCACGTCATATCTGCGCCGACTGGCGACCAGCAGATGGCTCCGAACCAGCTGGCATCGTTCGATCATATCGAATGGGGGGACGTGGCATGAGCCGCACCCCGGAACAGGTGCTGACCGAACACCTCGCTGCCCTGTGCCCCGATGGATGGGCATGGCCGCAGGAACCTGACAGCAATCTGGCGGGACTGCTCTATCCATTTTCCGCCCTGGTCGCGCAGGCCGAGGCAGACATGGAAGCACTGAAGCCGGAAATCAATCCGGGCACGTCCACCCTGCTGCTGGCTGATTACGAGAGCGTGCTGGGTCCAGACCCGTGCGGCCGGGACACGCTGGCAACCACCACGGCACTGCGCCAGGCGCTGGCCTACCAGCGGTGGACTGCTCAGGGCGGCTGCAGCGTTCCGTTCTTCACCCGTATGGCGCAGGCGCTGGGCGTGGAGATCGAGATCGAAGAGCCGTGGCCTGCGGAATGCGGCGTTGCCATCTGCGGGGATGCCGTCTGTTCCGGTGGGGACGTGCTTTATGACTGGATCGTTCACGTCAAGGCAGGCGCGGCCAATCTGGAAGCGGACGCCGCGATATGCGGGCTCGCCGTTTGCGGCATGTCGATCTGCGGGTCTGTTGTCGTGCCAGCGATCGCTGATGAAGCGCAGGCCCTTTATTGCCCCATGGTACGCAACAAGCCTGCCGATACGCATCTATACATTATGGATCAGGAACTGAACTGATGGTCGATTATACCAGTACGTCCGGCTACGTGACCGATGATAAGGGACGGCGACAGTATATCGACCGCAACGATGCCGCTGGGGTGCAAGGAACCTATCTGATGGCATCGGATCGTAATCAGGACCGTAATGCGATAATGGACCCGATCATCACGGCAGGCCTGAAGGGCAGTGCCGATGACGATACTCTGCTGACACGGGCAATCGTAATACTAGCGGGAAAGTCGGCTGAATCTATTCAGGAAAATCTGAATTCCGAAGCTCAGACGCGTGCTAGTGCAGACAAACAGTTGCAATCTACCAAGCAGGACATGCTGGGCTTCGTACCGGTCAGCGGGCAGTGGGCATTAGGCACAACGTCATACCAGGTGCTCGGCCTGACCTACCTGATTAGTGCGCTGCGTCCACAGTGTTTCTATCAGGATGCCGACGGCGTGCAGCACACCGGCGGCGTTCTGGCGCTGGAAAGTGATGTGAACAGTGAAGCATCTGCACGCGAAAGTGCCGATGCGGGCCTGCAGGGCAACATTAACGCCGAGGCGGCAGCACGCGCCAACGCAATCGCGCAGTGTGTATCCGGGGTATGGGCGATAGGCACGACCGCGTATCAGATCACGGGCCTGACGCACCTGATCAGCGCTGAACGGCCACAGTATTTCTATCAGGACAGCAGGGGTGCCCAGTACGCTGGCGGCACGCTGGCGTTGGAAAGTGATGTGACCAGTGAAGCATCTGCACGCGAAAGTGCCGATGCGGGCCTGCAGGGCAACATTAACGCCGAGGCGGCAGCACGCGCCAGTGCTGATGCCAAACTCGTCTCCGGCGTGTGGGCAATGGGCACGACCGCGTATCAGATCACGGGGCTGACCTACCTGATTAGCGCAGGGCGACCGCAGTATTACTATGAAGATGGCAGCGGCAACCAGTACGCTGGCGGCACGCTGGCGCTGGAAAGTGATGTGACCAGTGAAGCATCTGCACGCGAAAGTGCCGATGCGGGCCTGCAGGGCAACATTAACGCCGAGGCGGCGGCACGCGCCAGTGCTGATGCCAAACTCGTCTCCGGCGTGTGGGCAATGGGCACGACCGCGTATCAGATCACGGGCCTGACGCACCTGATCGCGGACGGGAGGCCGCAGTATTTCTACGAGGACAGCAGCGGTGGCCAGCACACTGGTGGGGAACTGATGCTGCGGTCCGATGTGACCATGACCAAATTTTCCAACGGTTCGACCCGCTACACGAATTCATCTGCCGGGACGTATGTCGAACACTGGTTCAACGTGGCGGCGCAGGATCAGCAGGAAATTGGATTTCCCACCGCGCTGTCACGCGTTGATAGCCTGCAACTTACAATTGATATGGGATACTCCAACACCTCGCCCAAATCCGTCGCGACCAACTACGTGGAGGGCACGCTGACAGGCACCGGATTTAAGGTCAGCCTGAAAACCCCGGCCGAAAGCGACCAGGCAGCCGGTGGGCTGCTGAATATCTATGTCGCTGGCTGGCTATAACCCCGACACTCCTGACAGGAGAACGGCTACATGACTACGGACAGCAACACCCCGCAGAACTACATCCTATACCGAACCCGCGCTCTGGGTTGGCAGGCCGTCGGCTACGTTATCGTCGCCATGCAGCTTACGGCGGAGCAGGCAACCGGTGCGCCCGCAGGCTTTGCCTATACGCTGGATACGGCAGGCGCATACCCGGATGGCAGCATCTATGAAGATCCTGTTGCAACGGCCGCTGCGAGTCCCGCAACGTGAGCGGGTTTATTCTCAAAAGGGGGTCCACCCTAATTCTGGAAGCAAGCCTCAGAAATTTTCAGGGCGCGCCAGTTAATCTGACGGGCGCGACCCTGACAGCTCAGTTACGCGATGTACAGGATGGCCTGATCGCCACCCTGACGGTAACGCCTATCAACAACCGGCCGGGGGTCGTGCAAATTGCGTATTCCGGTGACACGACGCAATGGATCGCTGGTCAATATCGCACCGATCTGCGTGTTTCGTGGGAAAATGGCCTGATCCAGCAAAGCGAGACGTACGGTGTCATCGTAATTGACGGGGTAACCCAGAATGTCTCTGCCTGACCTCACGAATGGCGTTGCCAGAGTTGTCATCCGGCCGGGACCGCCACAGCCCGGTCCGATAACCGTGACCGCGATCGTGTGCGACAATACCGGATGTCTGACGTTTACCCTGTCAGACGGTTCCATAATCGGTCCGGTCGTTTTTTCCGCGTCGGTGGCAAAAGGGCTGGGCGGCACGCGTCTGGTCGCGGCCGACAGCGACGGCACTATCCTGATCAATGAAAAGACGGCATTCGGGCGCGATGCCCAAGAGCGTCTGGCCATTATGGGGGCGTTGCCGACCAGCGCGGATGGGTTGGAAGCAGGCAGTGGTGTTCTTTACAGAAACGCTGACGGCACTCTGGGGATGGCATGATCTCCGGCACCAACCTAGCCGCGTTCCTATTCGACCACTGCGAAGCAATCTGCACTGCGATTGGTGGTGTGGCCGGGTGGACAGGCAACATGGCGCGCGCGCGCCTTGCCGCCCAGCGTGGCCGACTGGATGCCGGTCAGCAGGCACTTGAGCTGCTGGCGCGGGCCAGCGAGCGTGACGCGCGCATGGATGCCCTGCTGGCATCCATGACTGAGAGGGTCAACGAGCTGACGCGCGAGCGATGGCAGTGCGACGAGGCATTGCAGGAATTATATGCCCAGGCGATCGCGGCCCGTCTGGTGGTTTATGAACTGGATGCAAAAGCCGGGCGGCCACCACGGCAGTTCCAGCCGCTGCCGCCCTATCCCATACCTCCTGCTGCCCAACCGGACGCGGCTGAGACGGCGGGGGTTGCAGGTGTTGACGCACCTGAACCGCGTGATGACGACACGCACGGATAAACCGCCCCGCCACCGCTGCAGCGGCGAGGGCTATATCGGTGACTGTTATCTATGGAGTCCAGACTGAAATCCTGCCGGCCTGTAAAACCGGCAGCCCCCTATATTGGTGGAAAACGCAACCTCGCCCGTCGACTCGTCGCGCGCATTGGGAGCATTGAACACCGCATTTATGTCGAGCCGTTCGTGGGTATGGGAGGTGTGTTCCTCAAGCGACCCTTCAGGGCCGATGTCGAGGTAATCAACGACTACAGCCGGGACGTGGCGAATCTGTTTCGTATCCTCCAGCGCCATTATGTTCCGTTGATGGATATGCTGCGCTGGCAGGTGACCAGCCGTGATGAGTTCGAGCGGCTGAAAGCGGCCGAGGCAGGCACCCTGACCGATCTGGAACGCGCCGTGAGGTTTCTCTATCTGCAGCGCCTGGCTTTTGGCGGAAAGGTCAATGGTCGGAACTTTGGGGTATCATTGCGTCCTGCCCGGTTCGACGTGCATACGCTGGAGCCTGTCCTGGCCGATATTCATGCGCGCCTCAGTCGCGTGACGATCGAGTGCCTGCCATTTGGCGATGTGCTGAGACGGTACGACCGGGCGGATGCGCTGTTCTACCTCGATCCGCCGTACTGGAACTGCGAGGACGATTATGACGCACCGTTCCAGCGTGAGGACTTTCATGGGCTGCTGGATAGCCTGACGAGACTGCAGGGCAAGTTCATCATGTCACTGAACGATACGCCCGAAGTGCGTCAGATGTTCAGTGGGTTCGATATTGAGGCCGTGGGTGTATCCTACTCGCTCAGCAGGGAAGCACATGCGCGTGGCCAGCGTGGTGAAGTTCTGATCTCTAATTAG